AATCGTTCATCCTTTCTATATGTTTTTATTATTCAAACGATTCACGTAGTATTTTAGGACAAAGAGGAAATAATTTCAAGAGTGGTAAAAGGTAGGAAACAGTAGAAATATGTCGATAAATAGATAGTTTGGTCGAGAGTCATTTTTAGGTAAAATATTATATAATCAGGATATTATTTTTCTAATAAAAATCAGCGAAATATTTTTCATGGTAAATTTTTTGTTAACAATATGTCAAATAGTTTGTGATTTTATATAACATAATAACTTATATGATATAAATTTCATGATTTTCCACAAAATATTTTTTGGTGGGTTTGTTGAATTATTATGTAAAAACAGTAGAACTACGCAGAAAATTAGAGGTTTAGCGTAGTTCTAAGTTAGTAAACTTATTAATGATTCCATTCTGTGGTCTTCATACCGCCATCGTTCATTATTCCTAATAGAATGCCTATTGTACATACAGCTTTTACTATTGTCATTATCTGTTCATTGTCTACCTGTAATCCAAGATTAGTCAGTATTAGGATAACAGCGCTTGCTATTCCTAAGACAGTCTTTGTGTTGGTTAGTTTTTGTAGGATTCTTTTCATGGTGTTACCTCCTTTCTTCAAATGTTTATCCCAGGTTGCTTATTATTGCTAGGATAGTTGCAGTTAGACCTACTATCCAGCCAATGTATTCTCTGTATGCCTTTTTATTGGTTGTATGATCTTCTAGTCTTTGGACTCTATCATCTACGTCGTTAATCACTTGTCTAAGTCCATTGTAGTCTCTTATTAGGGTTTTTGTTTCTGTCATTGCAATGGTAAGATCATTGGTTTCTTTGGTAACCTTTTGTATTGCTTCATAGAATTCTTTTTGTGTGACAACGTTGTTCATTTTTAACCTCCTTTTGTGTGGGTATTTCTTATATAAGATATTGGGTTAAGTTTATTTTAGCATGGGTGAGCACGACATTAACACGAAGTAAGTTAGATGTGTCAAAGTTGCACACTAAAAAATATAGGTGAAGTTATTAACCTCACCTATTATTAATTTTAATTCTTATAGAAATTACCTATTACTTTGTCAATATCATGTTTTAAATCAGGTCTTTTATTAATTACAAAATTATATTCTAATTCACCACTAATAATTCTATATGCTAAATATTTTACCATAAGCTATTACCTCCTAATAATAAATCATCAATTGTCTTTTTTATTATGTCTAGCTGTGAAATAATTGTCATTTCTTTAAATTTTTGTTGTTCACTTTCAGCAATTAATTTATTTTTTTCTTCACTTGTAATGTCTTCTAATATTTTTGACTTAAACTTTGATTCAACAATTATACATTTATTATGAAGGAAAATATTATTTTTATCTAATATATCTATTTTTACATCCTTTTGTTTTATAATACCATTTTCAATATTATAATTATCTAATTTATATATCAATATAATCACTCCTTTTTATACTAATCCAAATACAATCAAATCAAAATTAATGTTATGAGGATAATTACCTGTTCCGGCCAAAGTTATAGCAATTTGGCCATTATATCCTTCATCTTTATTATATTTAATTCCCCAATAGAGGTCGTCATTAACATCCCCAGTAAAAGCACCTATTCCTCCATCATAAACATTATTTAACGATATATGACCATTAGACTCTTCGGCACCTGCTCTAATGTAACCATTTGCATCGGGTGCATACCAAGTAAATCCACGATTATTACTTATTTCTCCTTTAATCCAATAATTTTTATTTGAATTTGATTGGATGAAGAAAAAAAATGCTCTATAAAAATTACCATAATTATTTGATATATTCATCTTAAACGTTTGATTGTAAACCATTGATTGAGTGCTCGTAAACGTTTCTTTTGAATAACTTACATTTGGATTTTCCCATAAAGTAATACGGCCTTTTGAATCTACTCCTAAGCCATTGTACAAATGAGATACGTTCACTTTTTGTTTTATATCTTTAATCTCTACACCAACTTCTTGTAAAATACCTTCAACATTGTTGCTAGTAAATTCGCCGTTATTATCGCTAATTTTAATGATTTCTGCACTATGAGTATCTGGATGCTTATAATTATTTGCATTGTCCTCTATACCTTGTAACTTACTATAGTTATTGCCTACTTTTTCATCTAATTTATCCCAATTATTATTCATCATTGTTTTGATATTAAATGTATTATTTCCATCTACAGCTGGATCAACTTTATAAAGATTTAACTTTGATGTATAATCTGCCATTATATAGTACCTCCTTCAAAAAGATTTAATTTAGTTTTTTGTAAATCATTTATAGTTCTTTTATTATGAATATCTTTTATTAATAAATATTTTATTTTATAATTTATACCTAAGTGTGCTGGTATAATACTATCTATTGCTTTCTGTACATCTTTAATATTACTAGGTATACCAAAATAACTATTAAATTTTATATTTATTTTTCCTTCATAAAAAGCAACTTCAACATCATCATTTGTCCAAGAATCTACTACATCTTTTATCAGTTGTTCATCTATCTTACCTATTCCACGTATTTTACTACGTATCCTAGAACGCCTGTCTTCAAGGGTGTCTTTGCTATTACTATCTTGTATTCCAGTATCTTTTTCCCAATTACTAATCCCTGTAGTAGCAGTATCTAAAAACATTTGATTATAGAGTTCTTTCATATGCGCTTTCAAGTCATCAAACTTTTTATCTTCCACTTCCATTATTAACTGAAATTCTCTAATACCAGAGTAGTAATCAGGTAGATACTGCATTAAGTCTGTATCATTCATTTAGAGTCACCGTCCCTATTACTGGCACCCTGTCTGTTAATACCACATTACTTGTACCACCATTAATAGTTAGGTTAGAATAATCGCTTCCACCTGCTTGTGAGATAGCATCTAGAAGTATTGCACCTACTTTGGCATAGCTGATTGAATAGTTATCTTTATCCTGCCAGTTATCAGATATCAAATCAGTAAAATATCTACTTAATTCTTTTGTAAATATATTTTTAACATCATCCTTATCCGCATCTATTACAGTAGCAGTTAGATCAACAGTCTGTGAAACTGCTGCTTCTACTGTACATTTTGCGCCTATTGGTGCTGTACCTTTTCCTCTTCCCTCTTTACTTGGGTCAATATACTCTTGAATTTCATCAACTAATGCTTGTGATGCTGGCTGCATTAGGGTATCTACGACTATTACTTTAACTGTATAGTCTCCATTCCATCTTGGAATTACTTTAGCAGCTCCAACACCTTTAATATCTTTAGCCCACTTTTGATAGTGATAGATATTTCCTGAAGTGGCAGATTTCTTGACTTTTTCCTGCTGTCTATCAAGTAGAGATTCATCCGTTTCCATATCTTCACCTGGAACAATGACATCTTGTAAAACTGCTGACATCAATCCTTCTATTTCTTCTATAGGGATGAGTGTTCCTGTATCTGAGTTACCTTTTAATCCTTCTTGCTCACATTCTAGGGTTACATTTTCCATTCCACCACTATCGTCTTTTACAACGTATGTAAGATCACCTAAACCAAATCTACTGCCAACCTTAGGAGTGACCCCTGTGAATGCACCTTTTCGAATTGCTTTAGTAGCATTTCTCCTATAGATACCAAAATCAGCACATTTTCTATCTAAAAACTCACCACTTGATGAAGTTACAAAGGACATTTTCAATGCTGTATCAAGATCGATATATAGCTGTGCAAGTTCAGCGCAGGCTGGGGCAATTGCATCATATATAATACTGCCTTGCCTCTTATCTACAGTATCTGGTATTTTTGACATTGCATCTTCCACAATTGATTCATAGGTCATATGCTCAAACATTAACCATCACCTCGCTTTCAAAAGAACCCTCAACACTGATGACTTTAAACCTTACTGACATACTTTCTCCTTCATGGAAAAATACAAAATCAGTAACATTAATAATGCGGTCATCGGTAGTTAGTGCATCTCTTATTCGTCGTCTTAGTTCCATCTCTATATAATCGCTATCTTTTCCTATTAATCCATTTAGCTCTGATCCATAAGAAAAATCATATATAAGATATTGATATCTAGCTGTTTCCAAGATTTTGAATACAGCTTGTTTTATTGCATCAATACCATCAATGTAACTATTTATTTTTCCTTCTAACAAATTTAATTTATAGGTTTTTGTTTGTGGTATTATTTCTTCAAAATCCTTTATATTTGTTCCGCTTATAGGTATCATGTCGCCACCACCTTATCTAGCACAATGTATTGTTGTCCGCCTTGTGCTCTTAAAAGTACTACTTTATCCCCAATATTCAATGAATTATTAATAGCTACTGTGCTTGTCAAAACCAAGAAATCCTCATCAAGTATGAATCTCTGGTCCACTTGTATCTGTAAGGGATGTATTTCTATAACTTGTCCATAGTAAAAAGTTACATCTTGGCTATTATCTTTTACCCCTTGATTAATCTGCTTTAATGCCCCAATAAATTTCTGTGTATTACTCATCTATATCACCTTCAATGTTAATCTCATTGTATGTTGATTGTTACTAAAGTTATGTTTTGCATTGTCAACAATAAATCTCTGCTTAAGATCTATACCTTTTATATCAACATATATTGAATTTCCTGCTCTTATAGATAAATCACCTATACAATCAAGACTTAATCCTTTTACTACTCTATTTTTAACAGATTGCAACTGATTAGCCCTTTTCCGAATCTGTGCTTCGTTTAACTTGTCATTGACTTTTTCATAGTACTGGAGAAGTCCCCATTTTTTAATATTGCTGCTATCTTTTACAATAAATACTTCTCTTTTACCAGTTTGTTTATTGTCTTTATATAGCTTGATCTTATTATATGAATCTCCATCTATACTTCTATCATAGGAATAACTAGTCAATAGACTGCTGTCTCCAATAATCAGATCCGTAAACATACTTGTTATATTCTTAAGGGTTATACTTCCAAAAGAATCATATAATACATACATTTTACCTGTGTTAATCAAAGTATTATCTAAGGTCTTATATATGATGTCTAAAAGTGTCTGCCCATCTTCAACCATTAGAGGTATTTTGTAATCAGTGTTTTCTATTGTTCCTAATTTAATGTTAAAATCAGTAGCAATCTTTCTTATGATTTCATCTGCTCTTTTGTTCTTGAATACGTATGTATCCTTATTAAGCAAATACCTTATTTGGTCATAAGCTGTGATACTGAGAGTTTCATCTGATGACCTTTTGATTTTAAATATATAACCGTAGAATATACCAATGTTATCTTTTTTGAAGTATATAATGCTTCCTTCACTTATTTCTAACCCTTTTTCTATGACTAAGGTAAAAGATAATTCAGAGGCTTTTCCTACTCTAACTGTATCCCAAGTAATGCTGGTGACCAACTGACTAATATCATGGATATTGCCATTGGATGTATTTTGCATAATTAGATTAATCATAGTCTCACCTCGTTTTGAGGTATTTTCAGCTTCTGTCCTGGATATATCAGGTTAGGGTTTTTTATGTTATTGATCTGAGCTATTTTATTGTACAAGTTACCGTTTCCCAATTGCAGTTTAGCTATTTTCCATAGGGTATCACCTTTTTTTACTATGTAAGTCTTGGGTATCACCTTAGTTACTGGTCTTGCTCCTTGATAGTCTTTGGTATAAGCCATTTTGCCGTTGTTACTAGATAGTGTTATTCGTCTTGCTTTGAATTCACGGTATTCTGTTAGGCTCATGGTATAGTAGATATCTCCGACTTCTCCTGCTTTTTCAGTTATTTCAAAGTCTTCTATCATCCATAGTCTATCTATCGGGTAATATCCACCTGTTACTTTGAATGTTAGGATTTTATTACTCTGTTTCCAACTGTATATTTTGTTTACATAAACACTTGGATGTTCTAAGTTATTTGTCATTACAAAGGGTGCTTCTTCTAATGGAAAGAAACTGCTGATACTTATTTTCAAAAGTTTTCTATCACCTGAACTGACTACTTCACCAAACTGGTAGATATTATAGGTTTCTGTACTCCCTGACTGAGTAACGTTAATCTCTTCTGGATTGACTGGGAGTAGTATTTCTTCTTCACTATTATCTAATAGTCCTACATAAAATTTGTACATCTATGCATACACCCCCTGTGCTGAATTAGTGACTTCTGTTACAAGGGCTTCTGTTATTTTGCCAAGAAGTCTATCTGCGTCTGCATTTTCATTTACAGTCATATCGCCCATTGATACTGTTGGAGTTAAGGTTACAAAATTCTGTATCATTTCTCGTTCTGCTACGTCTCTCATAAGTTTTACATCTTCATCGGCAATGTCTACATCATCGTTTATCTTGTTAACTTGTACCCCTACATCTTTGCTCTTGCCTGTTCCATTGCCTTTGCTTTGTAACTGTTCTGTTCCTTCAACTTTACTTTCTAACTGTGCTATACCTAATTTTTCTTTTAATGCATCTGCTGAGAAGTTTTCTATAGCTCCTGCCACAGCTTCTTTTGCACCACTTAGATCAACTTTCCCTTTTCTGATAAATTTTCCTGTTGCTTCAGCTGCTCCACTGAAATCAACTTTTAGATGGTCTATTTTCCCTATATTTGCACCTAGCATGTTAAGTCCAGAAATTATTAGATTAATGCCATCTATAAATGGATTAACAAATATATTCAAGAATGTATTAATACCATCACCAGCAAATCTAATGATTCCTTCTGCTGCAGATGCAAGTCCTTCTATGAGACCATTGATTCCCCATTCAACGAAATCGAAGAAACCTCTTGTTAAATTGGCAACTGCTGTTCTGACAGGCTCCATAGTTGCAATAAGTGTTATAAGAATTGTAATTAAAATGATAATAGCTTTAATTACTATCATAGTCGGATTGGCTTCTTGTATAGCTTTTAAAATTCTTTCTTTGATTATACGTATTTCCATAACTGCATTATGAATGGTCGTTGCTAGTGTTATTGCTCCAATCGCTAATGCAACAGCACCTAGAACAGCCAAAACTATATGAGAATTCTCAATCACTACAGATAACATAGAATTAATCATATCCATTAATGGTTTCACATAATCTAATAGCATCATAACTCCACCAATTATTTTTTCTATAATTACCATTATCAGGTCAAGCATCGCTACAAACTCTTTACTATCAAAAAATGCTAATACTTTTTCCAAAACCGGTTGTATGGCTGTTGCAATCCTACCACCCATATCAACCCATGTATTATTCCATTTTTCTTTTATCTTATTGACCGTATTTGAGAATTTTTCATCCTGTGTAATACCTAGCTTAATATTTTTCCCTATTGGTGTTTCCCAGAATTTTTTTATATAACTAGTCGCTTTCTCAATTCCTACTGGAATACCCGAAAACCATTTTTTCTTCTTAGTAGAACCTTTTTCTCCTGCTTCAGTTTTGCTTTCTGATTCTTTATTTTTCTTTCCTATTAATTGATTCATCTTATTGATGATACCTTTCATAGGATTTTCCATTGTTTCCTTTACATTACTAATTTCTTTAATTTTATCAGAGAGTTTGAATCCTTTCTTCATCTTATCAATAGCCTTGTATCCTTCTTCAATCTTATCTTTGTAAGTATTGAATGTAGATATATTTTTTTCTATTGTAGTACTTAATTTATTCAACATCTCTACTGAATTATTTATTGTTGTTATTGCCGTCATGTATTCACCACCTTCATTAACGTGTCTTGTTATAAGCCTTCTTCTCAGCTTCTATATGTAAATCTACACTAGCCATTACAAAAGCTTTTTCACGTCTTGGTAAATCTACAAATTGTTGAGGGAGTAAGTTTATTTTATGTAGTAGATAATGAGCATAATTAGCATCTGAATCTCCCTCAATAATTAGTTTTTTGCCTGTTCTTTTAACTCCTCAAGGTCTGTATAACCAGATAAAGTCTGAATTTGATCTGCTAATGTTGCAATTTCTCCAGGTAACATAACTTTCTTGATATAATCTTCTGGTGTTACGCAACCAACACTTTTAATACTATCTGCTTCTTCAAACTTAGGGTCTACAGTTCCTTTTATAGCAATTAATCTATTGAATTTGCTTACGTCAAAATCAACTTTTCCTTTTTTACCTGTACGCATACATATTTTCTGGATATCTGACATTTCGCTGTCTGTAATGGCTCTAATCTTGAATTTTAATAAGCTGCCTTTTTTGTCTTTGAATCTATTAGAAACTAGTACCTCTTCTGTGATATTATCAATAATATTTTCATTTAAAAATGCTTGTAAACTACTCATTCTCTTCACTCCTCTAATTGTTTTATATCTTCATAGCGTAAGGAAAGCAAAAGCCTCCCTTTACACATATGAAAATAGTTGTGTTTGATTTTCTTTGAAAACTTTAACCTATTCTACGACATTAAATTTATTTAATACTTCAATATCATCGAATGTAAAGCTTAATTCTTCATCTAATACATCTTTATCAATATCAAGTTGTCCTATGATAACACTGTCAATATTGCAGTTTTTTAGTACAACTGTTTGTTTTCCAGCTTCACTTGCTGGGTCTTCATTCACTACTTGAATGTCAAAGTATACATCTTTTCCTGTTTTTATATAATCAAGCATCAATTGTCTGAATTCACTTGTTATATAATAGATAGTCATACTTCCTGTACCTTTCCAGCCAGTAGCTTTACTATGAGTTGCTCTACTGCCTAGAACTTTGATCTCTGATTTGTTCTTTTCAATCTTGGCATCTATTTTTTTAATATAAGCCATTTCTTTTACAACACCGTCTATTGTCTTGAATACTTTTCCTTCTCTTCCTGATATAATATCTTGTGCTTTTAAAATCGCCATATTATTTCACCTCCACAGTCATATACAGTTTTTCCATTCCATCTACAGGTTGTGCAGCTATTCTTACTACAACAACATCTGTATCTGTACTAGCTAATACTTGTACATCTTTTCCAGTATCTAAGTTAGTGATAGAATCATTGTTCTGGTATTTTTGCAGGCATTTAATGATTTCATTCTTAAGAAGGTTTCTGCCATCTTCATTGTTGCTTATTTTACCAATGAAATATTCATTTCCTACTTTGGTAATGTCATTATTGATTGCATCCAATGTACGAATGACTCTGTTTTTCCTGAACATTCTACCTTTGTCTTTTGTATAAGTATGTAATGTGTTAATATCATACTCTACTCTTGCTTTTCCATCATAACCAGTGAATAAGAATTCTCCGTCATTAATAGCTGATTCTATAGCTGAATAGTTATATTTCTTGTCTACATCTACAGCTCCGTCATAGAAATCATATGTTAATGATTTATTAGTGTTAGCTGCTGCTGTTGCTCCTGCTACCCAAGCAGTTGCTTTCTTAGCTTCTAATGTAGTACCATCTTCAAGTACAACACCGTTTTTGACACTGATAATTCCTTCATAATTAGCATTATTGTAATTTTCAGCTACTAATACTACTTTATTACCTTCATCATCTCTAAGTCTTTTGATCCATTGTTTGAATGCATCTTTTATACCTATATCTGTTACATCGTATAATGCGCAAGTATTAAAGTAATATACTTCAATTGCTTCTCTGTATGCTGTATAATTTTCTGAAGCAACTGTACCATTAATACCGCCTGTTAAGCTTACACCAGCTGTTGCAGTCAATGAATCTGAACCACTGAATACAACAAACTCATTGTCTTGTAAGTCTTGTACATTCTTTACTCCTTGTTGGAGATCTACAAGTTTAGTTCCAATAAAAGTTTTAACATTGAAGTTTTCACCTTCTGCTTCTATTGTAATTTTTAAGTCATTACCTTTTGTACCTGTGTATTTTGCAGTAGCAGTCAAATTACCTTCTGTTACAGCAGCTTTTGAACCATCTGCCATAGTATTCAACCTATAAACTAAAACTTTCTCAGCTCTTTTTAAACCTTCTCTGATTGGTACTAAGTTATATAGTTCTTCTCCAAAAGTAGGAAGTGTATCAGTATTTTGTGTTACTTCTATAACCTCTTGTTCTGGACCAAAGTCAAGGTTTAGAGGCATTGTTATGATACCCCTATGTAATTCGTCTGTCTCCATGCTTGTTTGTTGAAAATTAATATATACTCCTGGTCTTACTTTATTTTGAGTAGTCCATGTTCCACCCATTTGTAGCACCTTCCTTTCAAATGTTATGTTTCTAGTTTCTGATAAGTGATCTAATAAATATCTGATTTTCGTTACTTACTTGAATTCAACATTTTTGTTAATACCTTTTATAGAATCCACAGCGTCTTTTGGTTTTAATATCTTAAGTTGAATAGAAAATCTGTAATGTAACGTATCTTCTGTTATTTCACTTATTCTTTCCCCAATTCTTATCAAAGTATTTTCTATTTCTAGATACCCTAGCTCTTCATCAAGTTTGTCTGATATATCCCAGTATTTTTCATTTTTATTAGCGTCATCTAAGTAACTTGCAATATCTAGTTGTACGTTTTGATTTATTATGTCTCTTTGATTATAAGCAGTTTTTTCTTCTACTATAATTCTTAGAGCTGGTTTAACGATTTCTGATATTGGTTTGTCTTCTAGGTAAATATTATAATTAGGATATAGATTTTCTAACTTTACTTTAAAAGCGTTTTTTACTTTGTTAATCAT